GCAAATCCAACTGCAGACGAAAGAAGTTCTGGCTGAGGTTCGCCTGCCGTACGAGGTTCTGGAAGACAACATCGAAGGCGAAAGCTTTGAGTCGCACGTCATGCGTCTTATCGCTGAGCGGGCGGCGATTGACTTCGAAGAGTTTGCGCTGTTCGCGGATACGCTGTCGGGCGATGCCTACCTCGCTCTGCAGGATGGCTGGCTGAAGCGCATGACCTCGCATGTCGTCAACAACAGCAATGCTGGTGTTTCGCCGGATATGTTCCAGCTTGGGATGCTGGCTATGCCGCAGAAGTATCTGCGCAACCTCGCCCAGATGAAGCATATTGTCTCGGTCGCCAACACGATCAAGTACCGTGGCAAGGTTGCTCAGCGTGCTACCGGCTACGGCGATACGATGCTGACGTCTGGCGCTCCGATCTTCGCCCATGGCGTTCCGGTCGAGGCGGCTCCGATGCTGGCAGCGCAGGGTACGGGCAATCAAGGCATCTTCACGAACCCGCAGAACCTCATCTTCGGCATCCAGCGTCAACTGCAGGTTGAGACGGATAAAGACATCCGGTCGCGCGAAATCATCATCGTTCTGACCGCCCGCGTGGCGCTCCAGATCGAAGAGGAAGACGCCACTGTCAAGTACACGAACATCTAGTCTCTCGGCCGAGACTATATAGGGATGGGGGCTTCGGCCCCCTTACCCTTGAGTTGAAATCGATTTCACAGGAGATTCGCAATGTCTCTGATTCAAAACACTCAGCTTGGCGCAGGCGGCGCGGGTTTCCAAGGTTCGGGACCGGAATCTGCCGCCGCCATGCTCAAAGAGCTTCAAGGCTTTAATGTTTCGGTTGTTGCGGGCGGGAATGCAGATACGAAATTCGATCTTGCGGCTATTCGCCAAGAAGATACGATTATCTCTGCGCTTAATAACAACTCCGGTGCCATCACTGACATCACCGGAACGATGTCGATTGCCGACCTTCGTGCCAGTGGTACGGTTACGGTTGGTGCGCCGTCGGTTGGTGATACGGTAACGGTTGCTGGTCTTGTGTATACGGTAGTTGCCGCCGATACTGTTGTCGAGCCGCATGACTACTCTAAGATCAAGATCGGTGACGACGCGGCAGATGCTGCAACTAACTCCGTCACCAGCAACAACACCAATGTCTCTGACAGCAACACGGTTACTGTCAACGGCAAGGCGTACACGTTCAAGACGGCGCTCAGTACTGGTCCTACGGTAGAGGGCGAGGTTTTGATTGGGTCGGACGCGGACGAGTCGCTGCTTAACCTTAAAAACGCCATCAACCATACCGGCACCCCCGGTACGGACTACACGGCGGCTGCGGTACACCCGACCGTCACGGCCGGGGCGATTACCAATCATTCGCTTGCTTTGGTTGCGAAGACGGCTGGGGTTGCTGGCAACTCGCTAACTCTGGCGAAAAGCGCAGCGACGCTTACGGTAGGTGGCGCTACGTTCTCTGGCGGCACTGACGCGGGCGTCGATGAGACCGTGGCGAACGTAGTGGCCGCGATCAATGGGCGTGAGAATAACCGCTCCCAGCAGATGTGTACTGCCTCCGCTAACGGGGCGGTTATCACCATCACCGCAGTTGCCGAAGGCACTAGCGGCAATGCGTTGACGCTTGCGGAGACGGGTAGCACGTTTACGGTTTCTGGTGCAACGCTGTCTGGCGGTACTGCCACTGGCGGTATCAAGTCTTCTGGGGCAACGAATCAGATCATTCTGTTCTGGTTCAACAAGCAGTAATCCATGGTGTAGGTAAAGGAGAAAGTAATGAAGCTCAAGATGGTGGCTGGTAGGACGTATGTATGCGCGGCGGTGTTCGGTCCTGAGCGCATTGTCAATCGCGGGGATGTGGTTGACGTTACGGAAGAGCAGGCCGAGGCGCTTTTGGCTGAATCGTTTTTCGATGCTCTGAATAACGAACACCACTACTTCGAAGCGGTTGATTCGTCTACCGAGAAACCGGGTGTGCGTAAAGGCGCACGCCGCACGCGCGTAGAGGCTTGAGCATGCGTCTAGCCGCCCCTGAAACTGTTTTGTCGATTCTCGGTATTCAGCAATCGCCGGGGTCGCTTGCTGTGGCGGGGGCGGCGCTTGACGCTACCTTTTCCGATCTTGAAGCAAGAACAGACTCGCTTTTTCTTGTTACTTCCCGTACGGATTATTTCGATCTTGACGAGACAGAAGTAGCGAGTCCGCGTCTTCGTCTTACCTCTGGTTTTGTATCCCTGACTGAAGACTTGACTGTCCGCTATTCGGCGGACGGCTTGTCGCTATCTGCCGGTTCTGGTACCGAACTCACCACCGGCTACGTTGCTGATTACGTTGCCGGGGTTGTTTGGCTGGACGGTACCTACTTGCCGGGTAGGCGCGTAGTGTCGATTACCTACACTCACGGTTTTGAGTTGTCGGACGACGATGTGCTTCTAGCGGATGTTCCAACCGCCCTTGAGCAAGCGCATATTTCGCTCGCGGCGGAGTACATGATGCTCAATCCGGCGAATGTGGGTAAAGAGAAAGCGAAGTTCATGGCGCAGGTAGCGGTTCATGGCTACTCACACAAAGCCAGTCGTGCAGTACAAAACCTCACTCGCCCGCGCGGCACTGTGATTTGGCCTAGCTTTACGGAACAACACAGTGTCTAGTGGCGTCAAAGTTCAGTTAAAGGTAATTGGTGCAGCGGAGCTTAAAGCTAAGCTAGCGCATATCCAGAAGTACGCCCTCCCTTCTCTTATCGATAGAAATAGTCTGGGGGCGTTTCTAGTCCGCCGTATGAGGGAAAGGTTCAGGCGGGGGATAGACCCAGACGGGAACCCATGGAAGCCTTTAAGTCCTCGCACCCGGCGCGGCAAAGGCATCTTGCGCAAGACCGAGAACCTGTACAACTCTATCGTTCTCATGGAGGGTAATGATCGTGGCGGGTACGCTTTGGCTACCGGCTACGGGTTCAGGATCGGTATCAAGTCGCGCAAGTATATGGAGCGCAATGCGAAGGGGCGGTACTCTCGTCAGGTAGATACTGCAGTTTATGGTCGCGTTCACCAGTTGGGCAATTCGCATGTGAAGCAACGTCGCTTCATAGGCTTGAGCGCCAGCGACCGTGCAGAAGTGTCAAAGCAGTTGCGGCTGCGATTGGCGCAAGTTGTTAACGAAGCTAAGGTGAAGGTGTAGCTGTGGCTCTAGCGACGATTCAGGAACTTGAGACGGAATTGCTTACGGTTATCCGTAGTGTTCCGGCTTTTGCCAAAAACGGGTTTTCCATTTTCGATCAAGATGAAATGGGGGAGGCGATTCGCACTCAAACCCTTCCCTGTGTTGGGGTTGCATACGACGGGGCCGAGCCAGTAAGCGACGGTACCCCGAAAACCAATGTCCATGCTGCTTCTTTGATTGCTGTTCAGTTTGTGATTGTGATTGCTATTCAATACCGGTATACTGGACAAAGCGACACCAAGCAGCAGGCATTTTCGCTTCTGCATCAAGTTCGATCAGCATTGCTTGGGTATAAGGGATCGAACTCTAGGCCATGGAGGTTCGTAGGTGAACGGCCTGAGAGTGAAGTATCTGGTGATGGAGTAGCGCTATACTCCCAAGTGTGGCAGACGACGCTGCCAATTGTCGGCAACTTTAACTTCTCGTAAGGAGTATTTTCATGTCGAATTATTACTACTCCGGCCAAGGCAGCCTCTACATTGCAGAGCGCGACCCCACGACCGGCAACCCGAAAGGCTTTATGGCGGTCGGTAACGTTCCGGAACTGACCCTAAACATTGAGACCACGAAGTTCGAACACAAAGAGTCGGAATCGGGTTCGCGTCTTATTGACCTGACGATCATTCAGGAAAAGAAGGGCACGTTCGAGTTCCGTCTGGAGAACATGAACCTCGACAACCTTGCGCTGGGCCTGTGGGGCACCAAAGCGACGGTTACGGGGGCGTCGGTAACCGACGAAGCGGTCATCATGTCGAAGGGCAAGCGTTCCCCGGTTATTCACCCCGGCATTTCGGCTGTTACGGTCGAGTCGAAAGACGGAGTCGATGCCGACCCTTGGGTAGCCACGACCGCCTACGTGGCTGGCGCGTACGTTATTCCTACTGTCGCAAACACGCACTACTACAAATGCACGACCGGCGGTACTTCGGCCGGGACGGAACCGGTGACGTGGCCGATCGACGGTTCTACCGTTACCGACGGTACGGTGGTGTGGAAGGACATGGGTTTGATTATCAAGTCGAGTTCTACTGACTACTCGACCGACGCGACGGTTGGGGCGATCACTCCGAAAACGACTGGCACGTTCGAAGACGACCGTACATATCTGGTGAGCTACACCTACGCCGGGTATACGAAAGTCGATGCCTTTACGTCGGCGGCGGCTCCGGAGCGTTGGCTGCGGTTTGAGGGCATCAACACGGTTGACAATACGAAAGTCATTGTTGAACTGTTCAAGGCCCAATTTGACCCGCTGACGGGCTACGCGCTGTTGAACGAGGAGCTTGGTTCGGTCACGATGCGCGGCAGCCTGCTTGCCGATGCGACCCGGCTGACTGGCAGCAAGTTCTTCCGTCAGGTCAATCTCGCGTAACGACGACAGCATCGTTACTCAATGAGTAACCCTGAGAGGCCCCTTCGGGGGCTTCTCTTGTTTTAGGGGTACGAAATGAGTCAAGTAACTATCAAGAGTCGTGTAGAAGTTGCCGGGATGGTTTATCTCCCCGGCGATACGGTCGAGTTGACAGATCGACAGGTTGCTCGTCTTGTTGAGGCGGGGGCGGTAGAGCATGTTTTGTTGGATACGGTTCTGCATGAGCCGATGCTGGGCGGGCCGATAGCTACCGTAGTACGGCCGGTACCGGCGAAGAAGGTGGGTAAGAAGTTTGGTAAGGTGAAACCTAAGAGGAAATGAAATGAGCGGAATGGACGAAGTACTTACGCAGCTTTTCAGCAAGAACAAGATTGTTCTCCCCAGCAATGGGCGGGAGGTAGAAATCAAGAAAGTGACGTTGCGGACGATGAAGCCCGTCATGGACTTGATTGCTACGGTTCTTGAGCATCTGAACTTGTCGAATGAGAATCTGCCTACGGTTGATTTGCAGAACCCGGCATTCCTTTTGAAATTGATTTCAAACCATTTCGACCAAACAACTGAACTGGCGTCGAAGCTTTGCTCTTTGACATTGGATGAGTTGCTTGATCTTGAGACCGATGAGAGCGTCCTTGTTGTCGGAGCAATCATTGCGTTGAATAAGGATTTTTTTACGAAGAAGGTACTCCCGAACCTTCGACTTCTGGAATCCACCCAGCAAAGCTGAAACAGCGGTCGGGAGCGCTATTGGCCGAAAGCGTATTGACGTTAGTAGGCCAAGGCATATCGCTGGAGCAGGTATATGACTTGCCGCTAGATGTTTTCTATCTTTACGTTGAAGCGGCCGGTCGGCTCGACGCCGGGAGGCGGTTGAGCTATATTGCTGACGTTAAAGTTGCTGTAGGTTCTATGTTCTCTAAGGGCAGTAAGCTCAAAGAGTACACAGATACCCTAGAGAGACACTCTGTTGGAGAAGAGCATGGCCGATCCCACCCTAACCGTACTAGTTCAAGGAAAAGACGACCTTTCCCAAGAACTGAAACGGATTGAATCTGGCGTTATTCGGTTTGTCGGCGCTATCTCCTCGGCGGCTACCGCAGTAGCCGCTATTGGTTTTCCGATTGTGCAGGCGGCGCAGTTTCAAAAAGAACTGCTAAATGCTGCTAAGACTACAGACTTTTCAAGAGAACAGCTTGGGGTACTTAAAGCTGGTCTTAAGGATTTGTCTACGCAAATCAGTGTTACTGCCGTTGATCTTGCTAAGATCGCCACGATGGGCGGGCAGATCGGTATTGGTGCTAGGGGGCCTGCGGCTCTCGTAGAATTTACCAAGACCGTTTCTACGGCAGTTGTTGCTCTTGATTTGTCGGCGGAGGAGGTAGTTGCGTCGTTCGGGAAGCTGATTAACATTTTCAACATCCCGCCAGATCAGTTTAGAAATGCAATGTCGGCACTCAATGAAGTGTCGAACGTCTCTAACGCAACGGCCGATCAGCTTTTTGATGTTGTTCGTCGTATTGGTAATGTTGGCGGGTCGCTCAATCTACCGCAAGCGGCGGCGCTCTCGGCCACCATGATCGACCTCGGTTTGACAGCCGAGACGGCGGGCACCACGATTACCAAGATTTTTGCTGATTTCAAATCGAATGCAGAAGAATTTGCGGCGGTAGTCAAAAGCGAAACCATACCGACTACGGCAGACTGGATCAACCTAGTTGCGAAAGATGGTTTGGGGGCGTTGACTGCGTACGTTGATGCTCTCAACAAACTTGCACCACAAGAAGCTGCACGTTTGCAGGGCAGGCTTACTGGTGAAGGTCGTCTTTTTGAAGCTATCAACAAGCTTCGCGAACAGCGTTCGCGAGAGGTTGATGTCATAAAACAAGCTCAAGAGGCTGAGAGGCAGCTTAGTGACATCCAGTCCGGTCGTGTACAAGCCAACGAAGAAGAAATTCGTGGTCTGAAATTGCGCGTAGACGCGCTACGCGAGGCTTCAGTACAGGCAAACGTTCTTCGTCGTTTGCAACGTTCTGCTGAAACTCAGTTTAGAACCGGAACGTCTGCAGAAAAAGAACAGCAAACAATGCTGGCGTCGCTGAGTAATCAGTGGCAGGTTTTTCTTAATAACATCAGCGCTCTAGCCACCGCCGCCGGTGAAGTTTTTCTTCCTCCGCTAACTAACGCCCTAAAAGGGATGTCCGAGGCTCTTCGCGACCCTATCAATGCGGATAGCTTGCGACGGGCGGCGGAGGATATCCTAGAGGCTATCTACGCCATCATTGAGGCGATCAAAGACCTATCGGCGCTGTTTAAGGGGTTGAAGTCTGCGGACTTTGATTGGGGGGCGCTGTTGCGCTCTACTGTGCTAATTGCCGCGTATGCCGCGATCAAGGGCTTGATTAGTTTGCTCAAGGTTCTAGGGACGACTTTTGTTACTGCAGTTCCCGGCGTTAATGCACTTGGCGTTGCTTTGTTTGGGTCGGTTCAGAACGCAGATAAGGCAGGTAAAAGTTTAGATAAAGCAGGGGCCTCTGCAGAGCGCAGTGGTGGTTTGTTTAATAAGGCAGCAACCTCTCTTCGTAATGGTATTGCGGCTTCTGCGTCTGCTTCTGCGGAGCTTGTAGCTACACAAACCCAAATAGATCGTATTATGGGTAAGGTTTCCGCAAGGATGGCGGAAACACGGACTCAGATGGACGGTTTGTTTTCTGGCAACCGTATGGCTCCATTCCGTGCGATGACTACGGAACTTGCCAGATATCATGCTCTTCTTAAGGCGGTTACTCAAGCTGAGCAAGCCAATGCTGCAGCCCGCGCGGCGGGTCAGTCTTTGCGCGGTACGTCTAGCAACCTTACGTATCTCCGTAATCAACTCAATGCGTATGAACAACTACGCGCGAGGATGTTGCAGCTTCAGCGGCTGGAGGGCAGTCTAGGACAACGGCAAACGCAAATTCAGGCAACTTTCGACAACGCCGGTCTTATCGGACAGGTCAACCGCACGGTTGCCCGTATTCGTCAGGCCGGGGAGAGAGCCGGTATTGAGTTTTCTTACGCTTTTTCTACTGGAGCGCAGCGTGGTGTTACCGGCATGGTGGTTGATACCGTTGGGCGGGTAAGTAGACTTTCAGCAGCCACAGCTTCGGCTGGACTAAAGGCGGGCACGGCTTTTGCAAACGGTTTCAAATCTGCAGCAAGTAATGCAACTACTGCGCTGGAGATGGTTGTTGGTAGGCTAGGAGCTATCGGTCCGGCAGCTACGGCGGCCACTTCGCGAGTCACTGCTCTTGGTGCAGCACTAAGAAGTCTTACCGTTCCTGATATTTCAGGAAAAATAAAGGATGCGTCTTTAGCGGCGGCTGGGGCGGTAAACCGTACGGGTGGTGGACTGTTTTCCGCCGCTGCGGCAGCGGCCAGTGTAGCGGCTACTGCGCTATCTGCTGGCATCGGTGCAGGCTTTACGTCTCTCAAAAAGAAGATTGGCGATAGCATCCTTGACATCACCGGATACGGGGAGGCTTGGCGAACCTCGGCTACTAGGTCTGCTAAAGCAATTACCGGTTTAGGTATAGCTTTTAGCTTGTTGGGTAAGGCGGTTAGCGGTGTATTCCGCCTTGCCATGGGTTTCCTCAATGTTTATTTCTTGGGGACGCTGATCATCGACGTACTCAAAGCGATTGGTGTTTGGGATACGTTGGCTGAGAAGATTCAATATGTCATTAGGCTGCTAGGGTTTGAGCCGCCTTCGTTCTTGAATACCGAACGTCAGGAAACAGAGCGGGCGGAGCAGATTGCCGCCATCGGTAAGGCATACGAAGGCGCAATTAAAGAGGCGTCCAAATTTAACAAGGAAGCACAGGCTACTGTTATTTTGGCTCAAGATGTAGCGGCCGTATCTAAGCGCGTTACTTTCAATCCGGCAACTCCTCAATCCGCCTTGAGAGAGTCGCTTAATTTCTTGGATGCCATTCTTGCTGGATATTCTCAGCTTAACCAATACGACGCTCTTCGTTTTGCTAATAATGAGAAGTTGCAGGCGGCAGTACAAAGATTAACTGCCGCAGAAACGGCACTCCAAGACGCTATCAAGAATAACGAAAGCACGGTTAGGGTTGCCGAACTGCGGGGGGCGTTTGATGACGCAAGCTTGTCTGTAAACGCCATTTTGGATGATCTACAGAAACTCAGGGACCAGAAGCAAGTAATAGGCGACATCGCAGCGGCTACGCGTAACTGGGCTACTCAGACTTTTACTGGTTCTGAAGCTGAGGCGTTTTTTGGTACGTTTGAGCGAGGCGGTCTGCGCAGTCTTTCCGTTATTCAACAACTAGTTAGAAATCGTGAGGAAATACTACGTCTAACTAATGAGCAAAAGCAGGTAGAAGAAAAACTTGCTGTGTATCGCGATACGGGCGGCGGCAATGCACCGAATCGTACAGAGGCAGGGTATCTGTCGCTTCAGGCATCGTTAAAGGGCCTAAGCGATCAATTGGAGGTTGCGCAAAAGAGGCAGGATGCGCTTCGGAACTCTATCGCCCAGACATCGCAAGGCGGTACCTATCTTGTGCAGGTTGTTGACCGACTCATCTCTAGCCTTGATTCTGATGCTGTTCGTCAATTTAGTGATACTTTGACGAACTCCTTCAAGGAGTTGGGGTCTGGGGCATTTAAGGGTCTGCGTGTACCGCAGATTAAAGGTACGGATATTTTGTCTACGGGGGCGGAGTACGCAGTCAATACCCGTATCGCCTCTATGTATCGTCAGTGGGCATCTGCGGCACAGACAGCGGCAGAGCGAGCGAAGAATTACGCAACGCAAGTTGCTGGCGAAGTAGAGAAGATGTTCCGTAACGTGCAGGTATGGTCTGACAAACTAGACCAGACTGTTGCTGCGAAACGACAACAAGCCAAGTATCAAACTGTTAACAGAGAAGAGGAACGTGCTTCCAGAGCGCGTCTTCTTGATCTGGACATTGAGTACGAGCGCGAGCGTGAACTTTTGGAGTTGCGTTTTCAAGGAACGGCCGCCAACAACCGCCAGCGGCGGGAGGCGTTTAGTGATCTGGAGGAGTACTATCGTAGGCAGCGTGAGTTGGAGCAGGATCGTGTCAGCACGACTAGCCAAAAACGAGTTGTACAGGATGAACTGAAGCAGTTCGACCAACTTGTTGCTAAAGTCAATCGCTATCAAGAGGCTGTTGACGAGGCTAACAAAGTACTTAACGATCCTAGAGCTACTGCAGACAAGCAACTTGCGGCTCTTGAGCGTCGTAGCGATGCGCTCGAAAAGATGCGCTCTTTGCTTGGTATTGTTTCTGATCTTGGCGATAAGATCATTTCTACGGAGCCGGTGGGCGGTCAGTATTTGGTTACTGACCAGCAAATTGCTAAGGTCAAGCAAGGCGTTACTCAAGTATCGGAAACTCTTGCCGCAGCTTCACTTAAGGATAAAGACAAACTTGAGTCTGTCTACACGACGATATTCAATAAGCTAAGCGAAAGCGCAAATAAGTTTGGTGCTGATGCAGAAGCAGCGTTTGGTAAATTTATTGCTCTTGTACAGGGTAAGTTTGGAGAGAAAGCAGTAGACCCAGCAATCACTGCCATGTCGCAGTTGATCGCTTCTACGCAAACATTTTCCTCTTTGCTTGACACGATTCAAGACAAAACCAATAGAGGGCTAGTAAGTCCCGGCACCATCGATTTGCAAGGTATTCCACAAGCAGTAGATACGTTGACTAAAGCTTTGTCTGGTCAGACGTTTTCTCTTCGTCCTAATCTTAAGCTGGATGCGACACAGAACAATTTTGCTAAAGAGCTGGAAGCTCAATTTCGTGACGCCTTGCAGAAAACAGGAGGCACCGGAGTTACTGCAAACGTAAACGCGCGTATCAGTTCAGACTCGATAGCTGAAATGAATAAGCAGGTTGTTGACGGAGTTAGGCCAAACATCAAAGGTACGCTAACGATCACCAACCAGCCGGAGGTAATTGTCAAAGGTAAGTTGGTGACGGAGCCTGTTGGGCCGGGTTCCGGAAATGCACGCGGCGGTCTTATTGGCGAGGCTATAAGCCTAGCGTCTCTCATCACCGGGTTCGCTCGCGGAGGGTATGCTGCGACCGCCCCAGAGAGGCTTGTAACTCCTCTAGCACGTACTGTCTCCTCCCTCGCATCGCAGATCGTTTTGAAACCGATTTCAAACTTTGCGACAGGCGGGGCGACGCCGACGCGAGCAGCCAACAAGGTTCGCGGGCCGGGGACGGGGACGAGCGATTCGATTCTGTCTTGGCTGTCTAACGGCGAGTACGTTATTGACGCGCTGACGACCGCCCGCTTCGGTCCGGATTTCTTCCGCAAGCTTCAGATGGCGGCGCGCGGGGGCGCATCGACGCGCGTACTGCGGGAAATCAACATTCCGAAGTTTGCAGATGGCGGCGTTGTCGTAGAACCCATACTCAACCTCCCAGACGCAGCCAACAATCAGCAATCGTCGGTGGTAGCCGAGCATGCCTTGAGCTTGACAATCAATGGCAAGGCGGCGGGGCGGTTGCGTGGGTCTAGGGAGACTGTCAAGAATCTCGTTTTGGCTCTGAAAGAGATTGAGCGGGGCGTCAGTTAGCAGACTGTCGATAGTGCCTTGTTTGGTTTACACTATGCCCATCTCGCGATAGGAGAAAGCTGTGGCAGTTATCTTGCGATTGGGGGGCGTGGAACTAAATCCGAACATGGTTTGGTCGGATCGGTTTGTCTCCAACAAAGTCGCGCAAACCACGAAACGCACTCTCGGCGGCGTACCTATCGTCTTTGCTGTTCCTCTATATCGGGGGAGCGCAATTACGTTGGTTGCTACGGAAGAGTACGGTTGGCTTTCTGGAACGGTTGTTCAACAGCTTGTTGCTATGGCGGACAGTCCCGGCGCGGTCTATAGTCTAGAGGTCGAGACCTATACGTACAGTGTTGTGTTTCGACACGATGACCCACCCGCAGTAGAAATGAGTCCTTTGATACCGCGAACAAACCAAGCCTCTGGTGATTTTTTCATTGGGCAGATCAAGCTGCTCTACGTCTAGGAGAAGGTTATGCCAATTATCGACAGTAACGAATTGAAAGTTTTTCGTGCGGCCAATCAGTCGGACCTGAGCACTAACGGCGGGCGGATGTCTACTACTGCCCTTACGTCTGGTGTGCTGGGGGCGTTGTTTCCTAATGTCGGGGACGCAGAACGTACCGCAGGTTCTACGAAGTACCGCAAAGGGTTCTTCAAGATCGACCACAACGGTCCGGAGGCATTGCTTGATTGCCGACTGTACCAAGACAAGAACACGGTTGGCGATGATCGCATCGTGTTTTTTATCGGCACATTCACCGATACGCAAGCCAACATTACAGGGTCCGAGCGTAAGTATGGTTGCGGTAATCTTGGCGTCACCGCTAACTCTGGCGCTACCTCCCTCTCAGTGACGGTAGAGACAGGCACTACCGGAATCTACCAGAACGGAGACACGATTCGCATCACCAACAAAGCATCGATTGGCGCGAGCGGGGATGAGGAGTTCCTGACGATCAGTAACGTCAGTCAGGTTAGCGATACCGTCACGATGGACATCTCCCCCGCGCTGAGTTATACGTTCAGCAACACGAACACTCGCGTTGCTTCTGTGTATGCGCCGGGGAATTTGAAGGCGGAGTTGTCCGGAACAGTAAGCGTCGTCAGCACGGCCGGTACGTTCGACAACAACAACTACCCGATTGTTTTCAATGACAAGTCTACGGTGTACGACACTTGGACGCTGACGTTTACGTCTGCAACCAATTTCAATATCGTCGGCTCGCACACCGGCTCTGTTGGTACGGGTACCGTCAGCGGCGGGGCGTCACCGACCAACCCGGCCTTCGCACTGCCGTATTTCACGATTCCGTCCGGTTCATTTGGCGGCACGTTTGCTACTAACGACACCGTCGTTTTCACCAGTAAGCCTGCGGCTATTCCGGTTTGGTTGCGTCGCGTCGTTCCGGCAGGGGCGGGGACGGCGGCGTCGAGCACCGCAACCATCGCCATTGAGGGCGGTACTGCGTAATGGCTAACGGGGCTGCTTCCGCCACGCTACAGGTAGGGTTTGCTAATGAACTAAGCAAACCCGCCATAAAGATTACCCCGCATCCGGAATACAACGATGCTGATCTTGGTATTCCGCTAAGGGTGTATCCGCCAGACGTATCTTTAGCGGCATCCGTAGGTACCATCACTAAAAAAAACGTACTTAGTGAGGAAATACAGGGTGAGCTAGTACGTTTTTCTGGAAGTAGCGAAGCTAAGTTCACCTACACACCGGCAGAAGAACCACCACCGGCTGAACTTGTTTTTGGGTTCGACAGCAAGGGTGATCCGCTTCTTTTTCCGCCGCAGTTTGGGTATGAAATCAAGACGGGAACCATCAAAGCCTATCGCATAGTAGCTGGCGAGAAGCAGCCATTCGCGTTTTACGGATTGGTTCGTGTACCTAAATACCGGGCGGAGTACCTGAAGTTCTATTACAAGCCAGCTATCGAATACCAAAAGACAGGAATGATGGGCATCTATGGAGCCGTTACTACGTTTGGTACTGTTGCGGCGTACAAGGAAGGAACCATAGAGTTGTATGAAGTTCCGACAACGGACACAACGTCAGGTAAATACCGCAATGAAATTTACCGCATAGTTTCTCAGACCGTAATCGACCCAGAAGGCGAGTGGGAGCTACCAGAAACGTGGGGGCCGTCATACGAAGGACGCTACGACAACAACGATGTTGGGCCGCAGTACGATACGGCGGTTGTCAAAGAGCGTATCCATGAGTACGGGTATGTGGACTCGTACGGTTTCTTTCATTACGAAGTATTTCGTAGGTACCTAGGAAAGCCATACGATAGCATTCCAAGAAAAATCACTAATGCAAATACGTTCCCGTTTCAGCCGAAGATTGAAATGATTAGCAAGAACCCAAAAGACGTATTTGATGACTACCAGAAGCCGTTACAGGAACGACTAGCTGGATACATTGCAAAGCGTAAAACATACGATTTGATTCTTGGTGATTATCAGAAACTTACCATGTAAGTCAGAGCATGTTACGTCCTAGAGTATTCAATATATGTCTGCTGTCGGCGCGAACAAAGAGGTTGAATACGTAGAAGCCCATTTCGGGATTTCTGGTCTTTCATTCATTCCGGCGTCTTCTATTGCTCCGTCCGGCTGGGGGGAAGGAGACCCTACCGACCCTGCGTGGGTCGATCCGCTAGGCATACCCGGCGCCACAAATCCAATAAGCGCCCTCCGGTATAACGCGGCTTCACAGACGGATACATTAAGTCGTCGTTTGAAATTTCTGCAGTTCAATCCCGGTAACCAATCTGGCCGAGTTACGTACGAAACTCCGACGATAATTTTAGTAGCTGTTAACGATAGCGTAATTAACGCTGTTCCTACTAGGTCAATCATCTACAAGAAAGGAAAAAAAGTAGGGCAAAGTCCCGCAGGATCAACAGTAAGCGACATGGTCATCTACGAGGACGATGATGGAGTAAGTTGGCTGTGGGCGGTCTGCATAGGCCCCCCTACACACAGAAACAAACTCTATTCTTATCGTATCAGATGGACGGGGGGCCGCCTGCTAGACGAAAATTGGGAGTTGCTGGGTCAAATAGATACTGCATCGTTTGGTGCAAGCTGCACGGACCAGTATGGTGTTTCACATACGATTTTGCGTGTGTTTAACAATGCCTCTATTAACGCCAGTAAGGATAGGTTTTGTGTGTTTATGTACCCCAGCCACCCGTCCGGGGCGCCAAACTCCACATTGATGGACCTCTTTGCTGGAGTATCGGAAAATGTGTCTGGGTACATCGTGTCAGATAGAGATATGACATTTGTTCAAACACAGTGGAATCTTAGAGTAGACCCGGCAGAAAACAAGTACCAAACATGGAGTACTAGTTATGAGGAAAATGCTCCACAGGGAGGTACCTTTAGTTACGAAGGCAAGTCTCCTGACTTTGACGCTTCTTCTCCAACTTTTGTTTTTGACGTGTACTACGATAGCGATACTTTGAAGTTTTGTAGCGTACGCGGCACCCAACGTGTACAAGGACATTCCTATAAGTACGTTGAGGTATCAGACGAAAGCGGGCGGGTTGGTGATGGTTCTGGTAGTGGCTCTTTTGAAGTAGAGTATTTAATCGACTTTGGCTTTCTCACTCTGCGCGACTTTTCTAAATCAAGTTGGGGTTTTTCGTTTCAGTACGCCGGCAGTTTTAGTGGTTATGAAAATGAAGAATCGGAACATTTTGGGTTGTATTGTTATGATTTGAAAAACAAAGTTGTCTTTTACTCAAAGAACGAAAGCAATGCAGAGATTAACCATCAGAAAGAACATAGCGACGTAAAGTACACGCAGGTAAGTACTTCGTCTTCTAAAACAAGAGACTACCTCTACATAAAAAATCAAACAATCAATCTTTGTGATGAAATTTCTACCAACAGCACTTATTCTGGCGACGGACCTACTGCTCAGTGGTTTTATAACAATAGTAGGTATTTAGGCTATCTGTTCTATCACGGTCTAGGTGCGCCCGTTCCCAGTAGTGGTACTTTTTCCTTAGTTATCGGTATCGTAAGTGGGTCTGGCTACCCTATAAGTAAAGTGCTGTATGAGTACGGTTATCCCCGATTCCGTATTGAAGAGTTCATGGACCTAAACGATGTTCAGTTGGCGTATCAGTACTATTACCCGAGAGACACCTATCTAAACTATGATTTCTACAAGGGTAGAGTGTTTTACAGTATCGCGTATGGGCCTAAACCTTGGCTGCAAGTAAACTATATTGGCGGGGACCAGCCTTTGTATTGGGTAATCAACTTTGAAAACGTACTAAACCCTGTTTCTTTTGTTGGTGTGCAGGGAAGCAAGCCTAGATTTAACAAGATTGGTCGTTTTTAGGAACTAGACCATGACCTACCCAGTACGCGTCAGTGAGGTTCAGTATTACGGATACGGTGACGACCACACCGTAAACCTTCCCTCTGGGGTGTCTGGGCAAACCATTCTGCTTTTTATTGGCAGCAATGGCAATCCGACAATGTCTACCGCCCCCAGTGGGTTCACACTTGTTAATTCGTGGACTAGCGGAACGACGGCGAAGGTCTTCCTGTACTACAGAGTTACCGACGGTAATGAAGGCAGTACGGTTTCGTTCACTCTAAGTGCCGACCATGACGTTCGCTGTAGGCTAGAGCGGTTTCGTAATCTGCGCTCAGGCGCGGTAGCAGATTGGCTGGACGTAGCCTCAGAGTACGGTAGTGACTCCAGCCCAAGCCTAGACACACACTATCCAACAGGTTTCGATGACGATGAGTATTTTTGTCATTTTGGGTATGCTTTTGTTGTAGGGGACGGTACGCTCGACTCATACCCCGACTACCTCACGCAGTACCGAGATGCTGATAAGAGCACAGGCACCGACGACGATGTACAGGATACGGTCGCCGCCCGAATCAGTACTTTTAATGAATTTCCTAGCTCGTCTTGGGACTTTCAAGATGTAACTACGAATGCTTGGGTGGCGTTGGCGGTTTCTCTTCGCGGCGACACGTTAGAAATTGTCGGTCAAGACTACTCGACTGAGTATGGCGTTGGTGGCTGGGTTCGTAGCGATGCGTACAGTGTTTTATGGGAGTACCCAGAGCAACCGACGGCAACCTTACAAGTTGCCTATACAGTATTCGTTTTTACTGATGCACTCACCACCACGTATGAAGATACATTCACTGGAGCGGCTGGGAGTATCTACGATCACACACCAGATAGCGGTACTGACTATGGGTATGGCTTTGGTGCCCCAAACGAAGACCCTTCCCCCCCACGATTAACTGGCGACGGATGGCTTGCTCCGTATTCCGGCGGAGGTCCGGTCTATCTCACCCAGTCGCTTTCCGTATCTGAAGATAGTTACGCCTTTGAGTGGGTCGTCAAGTTTCAGGGGGAGGGTGGGTATCAGTACGGGCAAACATGCGAAGTACTTCTGGTAGGTTCAGGTAACACTTCAGTTCGAACTTATCTCTATCTGTATGACGGTAGCTTTGATATCTATGCCACGGTAACTACCGATACTGGCTATGATGACTTTGTACTTTCCTACGTAGACGCAACGCCAGAAGTAGGAAACACGTACACCATCAGAGTCGAGATTGCAAATAGTTCCCTTGTAGGTGTTTACCTAAACTCTGCGCTCAAGAAGGTTCTTAACCCCGGCGGCACCATACCTACGCCGAATGCATTACACATCTACCAAAGTGAAGGGGATGAAACATCTGGTACGCCTAACTTCATCCTCAGTCATGTCAAGTTTCAGGAAGCAGCGTCTTCTGGTTCTGTATTGTCTGATCTTGACGTTGTCTACGACGCGATAGCGGCTGTTGGTGCTTCTCTAAGTCCTGTATGGAACTTTCCGGAGCAGGCGACCAAGACATATACGGTTGGATACCACTTGCTGTTAGGTGTGTCTAGCGACCTGACAACGCAATTCAAAGTTGGTTTTGACCCGGTAGGTCAAAATAAATCAGTAGACTACGATATCTTAACCATTGTAGGCAAATCTGTATCTACGGCTTATGACATCGAAAGTAGACTGCCATCTATCGCAGCTAGAGGGTACATATCGTTCGGTTCCGGAAGCACACCAGTAGATGTACAAATTCCACTACCGGCCGGAAGAAGAGTCGGAGATGTAGTTTTTGTTACCTATGCCGGCGGTAGTTATGGTCTTAAATCCGTCTTCGATCCGGGTCGTGGGCAGGTTGTTGATTTAGAGCTAGACGGACAACACATTTCCAGATTCTATATTGCTACGGAAGAAGATGGGTGGTATCACCGTATTACTGGCTCAGAGTCTTCTTCATATTTGGTAGTGCCAGCAGAACATCAGTACGATAACCGTACTTATCGATTTTTTGTTTTCGTTCTTAGGAACATTTTTCCGTACACGCCGGGGCCTGCCGATTTTCATACGTGGGTTGACGTTTTTTCTCAATCCTCTTATGGTTCCGGTAGTCCTGTACTTTTTGAGCTTCCTAATGCTTACCTATGGCATAGTGGATACACAGAAGATAACTGGAAAATAAACAACTACACTTTGCAAGTTGCTTTGTTGCACGGTCGAAGCGACACGACTCCAGACCTAAGTGAAAGCACAATAGGGTATCCGGATCAGTTTGTTAGGGATTACGGAGTATTTGATTGCTCAGCTATCGCGTCTACGGTTACTCTCGACTATCCCCCTACGTACTACGCTTCGTTCCTACCGTTGCCGGGTTTTCCCAACAACCCTAACGCTAGGTATTTTGAAGCCCCAGAGTTTGTTAACTCAAGCCAAGACACGTATTTATTTGTTTTTCGTGGAGTTGCTTCACTTCGTAAGGACTGGACTGCTTCTTATGATGTGTACAACTACGTCCATTCGGACCTACTTGCCGAATGGGCAGGCAATCCACTTCATAAGGTAGGTTTCGATGTCCACTACGGCATGCGGCCACAGCAGGAATTCGTGGTTGACTACCGTATTGATGAGAAGTCGATCACCGGCTTTGACATCAGCTATGCCCTCTCGCCAACGCTTCGGGTAGGGTTTGAAGTCTCTTTTGCGGGGGCGGTTTCCTCAGACAGCGAGATAGGGTCGTGGCTAGGCTATAAACCCTCTATGGGGTTCGACGCCACCCACGCGCTAGGTTCGGCGATAGCTGTCGGGTTCGAAGTGTCGTACTCCGACTTGGCTATTTCTGCGTTTGAGACAGGAAGCTCCTTGCACTTCGCTCGTCAACTTGCTTTTGACGCCAACCATTCGCTGTACGCCAATGTGCAGGAACCTTTCGATGTCTCGTACTACAGCATCGCTGGGGCGGAGTTCGATGTTGCTTCTGGTCTATGGTCTACTTCCTCTGCCGCGTTTTCCGCTTCGCATGCTCTGGTGCAGAATCTAGTTTCGGCTTTCGATGTTCACTGGAGTTTGAAATCGATTTCAATGGCGTTCGACATCTCGTCTTCGCTGATTACGCAGGTTCGCAATAGCGTGAACGTTGTATCGGCTTTGATTACGAAGATCGTAGAGGATGTCGATATTGGTTTCTTCATCAACAACATTGCTCGAATCAGTAATGACTTCAGCTTTGGCTATTTCTATAGCAGTTCTTCTGTTGTCCTCACGCCAACCAATCCGCTTGTTGTACTAGACGGACGTACATTGGACATCTTCTCGGCTGAGGTTGCCGCTGACGAAGACGGGGACGTTTGGGAAGCAAGCTTTGCTCTGAGCAACCTAGCAGACTTCAGTCTCTTTTCTGTAAACAAGGAATTCAGTCTCTTTTTCTGCGGGGAGGAATATCGTCTAATCGTTGATAGTCGGGCTATCGACCGTTCGAACCCAGAAGACGTTACTGCCACGATCTACGGCGTATCGCCAGCCAAGCAATACCAGACACCGCGAGCCGCGTTGGTCAGCAAGACATGGACAGCGCCTACGCTTGCGAGTTCGATAGCAACTGAACTCATCCCCGCGCTACAATGGCAGACAATAGATTGGGTTGTAGACGGCGGGGCGTACGGTGTCGAGGAAGCCTCTCCGCTTGACGGGGTTAAGACCTTGGCGGCGGTGGTTGGTGCTATCTTTGAAAGCCTACCGGATGGGACGATGAGAGTTCGACCGAAGTATCCGGTATCTGTGCCTAATTTCGGTGTAGCAACGGCGGCGTTCACTATCACTGATTTGGTAGATAACTTCTCTTACAGCGAGAAGTACACACCGAATAAGCTAGAGAATCTAATTACTATCACCGACGAAGAAGAAGGTAAGCAAGATCGGGTTGAATTCATCGTTGATGAGTACCTTTCGGATCGTGGTGTAATTCGTGTGTATCCGGCGGTTTGGCGCGAGACGGTCAGTATCCGGCCGACAGGCGACATTCTTTCGTATGTTTACGACGGTGTGGTTGTGCGGGAGGAGGAAGAAGAGGTTGAGTTTGTAAACGGGGCGGCAAGTACTTCCTACCCCATAGTTGATATCGTGTCCGTTGTGTGGAATACTACCAACCTTGGTTCTGTAGGATTTGAGTTCTACAAACAAGAGTTGACTTGTTCGGTAGCCAACGACGCGTACTCTCTGCTTAAGATTAAGTACCTTACGCAATCGCACAACTTCAATATAGTTGGGACGTACAATACTTCCGTTCAATTTGTTGTGGAGAATGTTTGATGGCTACCAATGCGGTTACTGCAACCATTGTTGTCAAATTTGAACCGTCTAGCGGAGCTTCTTTCCTTACTGCAGAAGTTGATAGTAGGGAAGATGGTCTAAACAAAGGAAAAACCAACTTCGGCCCCGGCGATACCGTCGGTATTCTGGTAAGAAAATCAGACGATTTGGTCATTTCTACCGCAATTGCTACGGCTGGTACGCTGGTCAGCGGGGCGGGCGGCAGCACTACAGAAGAGGAGTTCATTCCCTTCGCCTTTACGCTTGAGGGCAACACCGGCAAGCCGGTCGGGTCGATCACAGACAGCGCGTGGTACGGCAACGATCTGGGGTCATTTAGTATTCCGTCGAATACAACGAACATTACGCTTCTTGACCCTGCGGCTAAAGACAGTGTAGGTGTTTTGTATCTTAACTACACATCGCCGTATCTGGCCTACTATCTCACCGCCCCGACACAGCTAAACGGCAAGAAGACGTTTGAGATTCTGGTGGCCTTTGTCGGTACGCCTGCTTAGTAGTCATGTTCTCTGTCACGGTCAGGCGGGGCGATGGGCTGCATCCCGGCGAGGATATCGTTGAGCCTCTTATCACTACGCTACCGGTAGCTTTGGAACGTGGACGCAATGAACTTGACGACCGGGCGCATGCGCTACAAGAGGTAGACCTTGTGGTTCACTTTCGTCCCGGTTTGCGACTAGGGCAGGTAGTAGAGGTTCAGGAATCGCTGTTTGGCGTTAGCTGGTTTGGGAAGATAGTCGGGTTGTCGCATGCGTTCAGCGAAAACCAGCAAGCTCCACTAACCACTATTCGCCTTAAGCGGCCGTCTGATTTCTTCGTATGAGCCATCCCTTTCAGGAATTGCGAAACCTACTGTCCCCGACCCGCCGCAGGGTTAGGGGTACTGTAGTTGCTGTGGCTCAAGGAAAAGCCAAAGTTCGAACACGCAGCGGTATCGGAAGCTACCTCGTTAACGGACTGTCTGTCGCCCCCGGTAGCGATGTTTACGTAGCTGGGGGCGGCGTTATTTCTGTTGTATCTCCGCCGTCTTCTTCTCAAATCTATGATGTTTAGAGTACAAGGAGAGCACTATGCCTATCGTTAGTTCAGACATCAAATACTATCTTTCTGGTGGAGTTGGAAACACTGATCCTGACGCCTCCTTGGGTGGGGGCATTTCCACGACTGAAGCAAGTACTGATTTATTTGATGATGTTACCTCGGCCGAGTCGTCCGCAGGCGACACCGAGTATCGGTGTATTTACGTAAAGAACACTCACGGTACTTTGACTCTTGAGAGTGCAGTTATTTGGATAGAAACCAACACACCGTCTTCTGATACCACAGTTGCGATAGCTCTTGGCGGCGAGGGCTTAAATGGCACCGCAGAGACCGTAGGTAATGAAAACACGGCTCCGTCAGGTGAGTCGTTTTCGTCTCCAGCTACCAAAGGCGCTGGCTTGTCTTTGGGTAACATCACCGCAGGCAGCTATTACCCGGTCTGGATTCGTCGCACGATAACGTCTGGGGCGGCTGCGTATTCGAATGATGGTTTTACCCTTCGCGTCGAAGGGGATACAGCGGCGTAACTAACAGGAGAGCATCATGAAAGGCACTATCGATGTTGAACTTCGCTATTCGGTTGAGTCGGATAAGGGAGAGGTTTCTGGCGACGTTCGTACGTATGAAGACCTGACCATCCAGCAAGTGACTCATTTGGAGGCGCGTCTTATCAACGTATTGTGGAAGCTGAACAAGTTCTCTGACGACCGCGCGGCGGGTCGTCCGCTTCCTGAGCAACCAAGCAACGAGAACCCCGGCACCGTTCGTTTCGAGTTTGTGGCTACCAAGGACGGTGGCGAGCTATTCGCGCGTCAGACGAACGAGTGGCCGAACATGGGTGAAAAGGAAATCATGTTCATGAAGGGGCTGTACGAGGGCGAACTGGCAACGCTGGATCGCGACACGGCAGTCAAGGTCAAGAAGGGTCGTCGGGGCCGCAAGGCTAAAGGGAAGTAAAGTCGATGGTTAAGAAACTCGTCCGTTGGTGTACTCTAAAACGCATGCACCTTATGGGGTACGTCTTCGGACGGGTTTTGTCCGTAGGTCAGGTAGCCAAGATCGCCAAGGCTAGGAACCGGTAAAGGTGGCGGTTGAAATCGATTTCAATTCAGTCATGCTAGATGCGCCGCAGGGGTTTGTGTATACTGCCAAGTGCTATAAGCATTCTTAAATCACTTTATAGAGAGGTAGCTATGAAGCAAGGTAAAGGCAAAATCGGCATGAGCGCATCTGCCAAACTCGTTCGCGGCGGAGGTCATCATGGCGGTATTCGCGTCCCGAAGTT